TATATTATTAAATAAAAAACCCCACCGTTTAAGTGGGGTTAAGTAAGAAATGTTATCAAATAAATTACTTTTTGTCAATTATAGACCAAACAGCACCTGCTAATGTCATAACACCACCAATAATTTCAACCACTGCTGCGTTATCAACGTAACCTTTAGCAACAACGATACCTCCGGCAAACGTTAATACGTGTCTAAGAATACCTAGTGCTTGTTCTTTTGTTAACTTCATAATTTTTGTTTTTTAAAGTTTATTTATTATGATAAATATTTAAAAATCTTACAAAGTACTGTTTTTCTTAATTAGCTTTTCGTTATAGTGTTCCGGACAAAGTGTTAAATACCAACCCAAATCATTCCTTAATTCACCATCCTTACCACATTTTTCACAGATTTTATAACTATCCCTTTCAGCTTTTATTATTCTATCAAAAATCTCATCAGACCCTTCATTTATATAAAATCTAAGTCCGCCAAATTTTTCCTTAACTTGACATACTTGTTTATTCCACCCAAGACTTATTAAGTCTTCAATAAGTTCTTTGAGTAATTCATTCCATCCGGAATCACAATTAAAATAATACGCATTTTTAATTGGTGGTTTATCCGGGTAATATCCATTTTTAAGTCCACCAATTGATTCTAGATACTCACTTAATTCTTCTGTTGTCATTTTTTCTTATTTTATATTTTGTTACTAATTGTTTTATAACCAATGTATCTTTACAATTAATTTGAACTGTGTCAGCCTCAAGCTCAACACAATGCCAAATATTATCATTATCACAAAAATGCCAGTGATCCTCCTTATAAATTATTGTATCATCCCAGGTTACCGGGTATTTTTCAATGTTATAAATTTCAACATATGTTGTTGTGCAACCAACAAATAAAAATCCAATTAAAAACAAAAAGTAGTTCATTATCTATTTTTTTCAAGTTGCTCAATACGATGATTTAAATACCAAAGAGCTTTTTTCAAATCCTGGAGTTCTTTATCGGATTCTTTCTTTCCGGCTCTTGAGATGTATTTAACTGTATTTCCCAGAGAAAATCCAAGGTCCCAGGCATCAATAACCTTAATTGCTTCATAAACATTATCAGATCCTCCGTAATGTTCTGGATGGTTTACTTGTTCTTTATTCATTTTATTTAATTTAAATCCCAATATGGTCCAACAATAAATTTAACATCGTTTCTTAATGAAGAAATAATTTCTTTTTTAAACTCTTCATTTAGTGTTGTAAGTTCTTCGGTAATTCCGTCAAATCCCGGTTGATCCGGATGGTTAAGTTTTACAAGTCTAGTCATTTCGGAATAATCCTCATCATCAATTTGATTTTTTAGTCTAATCAAATTAATTAAACAACTAAATAAGTACAATTCTTTACCATCAAATAAAAGATAATAATAATCATATTCATCTTCAACCATTCCAATAAGTCTATATACAGAAAAATCACAAATGACAAGTTCACCTTTTAGGTTGTCAAAGATTTCCTGGAATATTTTAAGGTTTGTGTCCATATTATACTAATTGCTCCATTGTCCAGACATTATTACATACCCTACATTTGTATGTTACTTTTGTGGTTGTATCCTCTGTAGAATCACCATAATACATCCCAACAATTCTTCCTTCTCTGTTACAATTGTGTTTTAACATTTTTTTTAACTTTCTTTTAATTAATCTAATTCTTCTCATTTAATATTTTTTCATTTTTTATTTATTACATATAGGAAAATAAAAAACAACCACACAATATTTCTATTAATGTGGTTGTTTGCATCTTAAGCGGTGTGGACCTTGTAGGGTTTGAACCTACGACTCCTTGATTATGAGTCAAGCACTCTGACCAACTGAGTTAAAGGTCCGGTTGAGGATGAGAAGTCCTCTGTGTTGTGATTCATACTAGGTTAAATCCAAATCAAGACCATATCCCACCGTAATTCCTTTCTCAAGGGAATAACACAACAGTACTCCGAGAGGGATTTGAACCCTCACCCCGTAGGAATGCGGCTTAAACGCATCGTGTATACCAATTTCACCATCGGAGCATATTTTAGAAAATATTTCTTCAGCATTCTACTCCCAGCCCCGAGGAATCGTATCTTACTTAGCCCGTCTCACCGCTGTATGGGTACTGAAGTTAATATTTTCTTTTTTTTCTACCTATTAAAAGTATAAACAAAACAAATGATACAAACAATAACATATTCATCTTTTAATTGTATTTGTAGACAAGAAAGGATTTGAACCTATACGACAACTTTTACATTGTCTCGGTACAATCTTAGTTAGATCTACCTTAGCGTCTGCCGATTTCGCCACTTGCCTTTGTTAACACCCTAATTTATTCAGCTTACAGGTGCTCCGGTTGTCCCCACCAAAAAGGTAGGTTAGAAATAGTTTCTTTCGTCCTCAACCCAGGTCGGGCAAACTTTCAGTCCACCTCTGTTGAGATGTGCGTTTCCACTGTATCTAATACAACTTACTTTCCCAGTCGTTCTCCCTATACGACAATGTACGTTCCCCTACGGATATCACTCCGTTTCTCATTATGTGGGGCACACTAGGGGGTGATGAACCCTACCACGTGTAGTCAGGACAGGATTTGAACCCATAAGAGACCCATTGTTGCCGACAGGATTCAAACCTGTGACCTTCGCCTTAGAAGGGCGTTGCTCTATTCAGCTGAGCTACGGGACCATATTTTTTGTATTCCGTATGGGATTTGAACCCATGATCTCTTCCGTGAAAGGGAAGTGTCCTAAACCAGCTAGACGAACGGAACATAAAACCACATTACAAAACCATAAAGGTACAACTCCTGCGGTCGCGTTGTTCATTACAATATTTTAAATCACTTTCGCCCCCTGTATAGACATGCGTCAGATGCTTAAGGTCAGCCTTAACTATTAAGGGAGCCACCCGTGATTTAGATTTTTAAAAAATGGTAAGACCTTAAGATTTACTTATTCGTGGGTTACCCCATCCTTACTACCCACACCTCGCCTTTAACATCCGTTCTACCCAAACCATCGTTTATTACCAGTTAACCTCCCGGAAAACTTTGAGTACCTCCTCAACACGTTAGTCTGATAGGGGCTCCGTTTTACTCATCATTTCTGATTCTCTATGAGAGTCTGCTGACGTAGGTCTATCTGCTATCTTACCAATCTATTATTTCAAAGAACTTCTTTCCTTATTTGTTTTACAAAGATAAGGAGAATTTTTCAATCCTCCAAATCTTTTTATTTAATATTCAAAAACGTTCCAGAACTGCCTGCCATTGTTGTTGGAAGTTTACCATCCCAAGCATTTGCCTTCAAATACTCAATATACATCGGTGTTAGTTTTTGTTGTTTCAACTCAATTGCAAGTGATGCCGCTTTTGCGTTGATAATTGTTTCTGCCGAGTCGGCTCTTGCGACAGCCACCTTACGTTTTCCTTCTGCAATTGCAGCAATTGCTTGTTGCTCGGAGGCTTCAGCTTGTTGGATAGCTTTTGTTTTTGCAATAATTGATTCCTGGAGCGCCTCCGGTGGTGTAATGTTTGTTCTAAGTTGTGACACATCAAACCACTTTGTTAATCGTTTATTACACTCAACAACAATTGCCGCTTCAAACTGTTGACGATTAGAAAAAATACTATCAACTTCCCATTTATTTGCTTCATCATTAACCGCCCCAACAATTGCGTTTTTAAGCCACCCTTGTTCAATTTCTTTAACACCCAATCGTAGGTTTTCAAACATATCACCAATTGCTTCCGGTTTCAACGAGTAGTTAAACGATGGTTTAATAGTTGCTGAGAACCCACCCTTTGTAATTACAACCTGATCATCATACTCAATATGTTGTTGAAAGGTTGGGAACTCAAGAACTTGCGTGAACCAGGTGTTATAAACAACCCACCCAGTTTTGTACTGATATGAAGCAACCCCTCTTTCAGATCCGGACAAGTTAACCACAATACCTTTGTGACCGGCGTCAATTCTCTCAAGTGAGTATGGTTGGAATACGCCAATCAATACACCCACAACACCAACAACAACTCCTTTTAGAATACTTGAGGACTCATCGTTAATTTTACCTTTTACAATCATCACCCCTGCGATAATCAAAAACACTAATGTTACAATCAAACTAATCATTTTCTTTTTCTTTTTTGTTAAATAAATTTGTTATTTCTTTTACTATTAGCTTTATTTGAAAAACGGTGTAGAATAAAGCTATAAAACTAGCACCGATTTGTAGGATTTCATCAACCTCCCGGTTGATTACATAACTGAAAAATAAATTCATTATGTAGATGTAAATCATTGTGGTACCTACAACACCCCACAACCCCAGTTTAAACTTTAACATTTCATTTTGTTTAGTTTTTAATTGTTTAGCGGTCCATCCGGGAATTGAACCCGGAGCACATCCGTGACAGGGATGTATGTTAGCCACTACACCAATGGACCATTTTAAGGGTGAACACGGGCCTAGCGTGCCGTCTTTTAGGAAAGGCCCTCCCACCTATCCACCCTTTTTGTTGTAGCAACGCCTTGGAATCGCACCAAGTTAAACCGGCTTATGAGACCGGTGAGATCCTCTACCTCCCGCCTGCTGAACTTAACGAGTTCACCTTTTCTTACCACCACAATATTTTAAAAAGTTGTGATTTATATGTATCAGCATCATTACTCCATTATTAAATGCTTCACGGCGGATTAGACCGTGCTAGTCGGAGCAAGCTAGTTCAACACATACTACCTAAAGTTTTCCCCCTCGCTTTAGTGTAATAAATCACAATGTTTTCAAAGAACTTTTTTCCCTTTATCTGGGGGTAGGATACCAATTTCTAAACTTCCTACCCCCATCGTTTGTCTTACAAAGATATGTCAAATTTTTTAATCTACCAAATCTTTTTAATGTAATCTTATAAGATATCTCATAATTTTTTCAATATCTTCTTTTGTTTGGTATCCCAAAACATCATTTGTTAAAATTGTATCATAACAAAGTTCCCAGTTGTTTTCATCACCTTTTAGGATTGCAACTTCCCACTCATCTTCGTTACTTGTATAAGACATATATCTATCACCAAAAGGAGATTTAAATCTAACACAAGAAATTCCATATCCTCCCGGAAAGAAAATAGTACCCTGAAGACCAACACCCATGCTATGGGGTTTAAACTTTATATCACTAAATTTTACCATACAACAAAGGTATATTTAATTTTTTATATTTCCAATATGTCAAAGAACAAAAAACCCATCTTTTTTGAAGATGGGTTTCTAATATTTTATGTATTAATTTATCACACCATCTTCACATAGATAGAATCCTCAGCTTCTGCTAACCCTCTCAAAGATATGATATGTAAATTTTTCATTTGCAGTTTTATTATTTTTGTTATAAATATATAATACTTTTAAAAAGTGTAAATATTAAACAAAAAATTGTTTTTTATGTTTAATCTTTCGTGTGTAAGTATTTTTTGACTCCTCAACCCGGGAAACAAATCTACCGTCAAAGAATCCGGCTTTTACCTGGTCTTCCCTGATCTGAGTTCTTTTCATCTTATGTTGGTCATACGTTTTCATAATCGTTTATTTTTTTAAAGTTTTGTACCCCTAGCAGGACTTGAACCTGCAAAATTCAGATCCTAAATCTGACGCGTATACCTATTCCGCCATAGGGGCATTTTGTTGAGAGAGGTGAGGGACTTGAACCCCCGTACTGTGGGTTGCAACCACAGACCTAACGCCGCTCGGACAACCTCTCATAATTAGCGGCAGTGGTGGTCTGCCGCCCTTGTTGCAATTTGGTTGTGGGGTTTAATGTTTGTCTTGTACCCCAGTGAAGTCGCCCAACCAACAGCCGGTTGGACTAATTTTGAGCTGAAGTGTTTTAAGTCGCTGTTGTAATCTAAATCTATTTCCACCTTTACATTCACTTTTGTGGTTAACCACTCTGCAACCTCAATTGAATAATCGGCCTCATTCCATAATCTGGTCCATTTATCTTTAATCTTTTTTGTCTTTTGTTTGTGATAGATATAATGAACCCCCCTATTCCCAAATCTATAAGCAATTGCTGTAACATATATAGTGCTTCTTCTATGATTCTGAGAGTCAGTACCAATGTGTACCTCAACCCAGGGACATTCCTTTAATATATCAACAGTATGTTTTACAATGTCAGGAACAGATTCTCCGGTTACTTTTCTGAATACTCTGTTCATAATTTCCTTAATTTATTTGTTTGTGGAACCATAGGGAGTTGAACCCCAACCTTTGGATTTTCAGTCCAACGTGACACACCACACTTACACCATAGTTCCTTTTATTTAATTTCAAATGCACAACGCATCGGTCTTTTCAATTTTTGAGAATCCTCAAAGTTTCCAACAACAACACCATCTTTAATTGTAAAAGCGTGACCTTTAACAAGTACAAAAAAAGTTCCCTTTGGATTTTTCTTAACAAAGGTACCAACAGTCATTTTTCTTGTAACCACTTCACCTTTAACCTTAACGGGGTAATCCAAAGATCTTAACATATAGTCGTTCTTTCTTTCACCAACAATATGAACTTTTTTTCCGTTTATCATAACTCTGTTATCGGACATTTTAACAAATTTTAATGGAGTCCCAAATGTCCCTCTTCTTGGTTGTCTATTAAACTCTTCAGCGACATACTTGTGTGCATAGTCATATGAAACCTCAAATGAGGACGCAAATGCTCTTACAACACAATCGTTTGTTTCACCTTTTGCAATTTTAGAGTCACTATACCCTTTGATTGCCTTTCCTGTTGCTTCGTATGGTAGTCTGTTTTTCATATCTCAAAGATACAAAAAGTTTTTTAACCACCAAAATTATTTTTAGCGCGTGGTGTAGGAATTGAACCCACCCAGTGAGGTTTTGGAGACCTACCCGACACCTTGTCTGTACCACGCAAATGCCCGACCTAGCTCGGGACCGACATCGGATATTTAAATAGTTCTGGTCAACCACTCGCCACCCACCAATCTCTTGTATCAAACTTTTTGTAGTCCAAACGATTCCTTTATTGAACTTAATCATTTTGGTAATATCTCCTACGACTCATTCTCAACTCACTTGCCTAAGCCTTGTCCGTTGTGAACTATTTGTGTGTATGATGGGTTACGATCCCATTACCTTTGGTTCCACAAACCAACGCTCTACCGATTGAGCTACATACACCATATGTTGAGGAAAGCAGTGGTAACGATCCACAATCGGATTCTCACCGATCGCAATGCTTAGCAGGCATGCCCCGTCGCCTTCAGGGATTACTTTCCATAGA